TAAATGTGGAAAAAGGTAAAAAAACCAAGTTGGAAAAGTATGGTGATGAAAATTACAATAACAGGGATAAGTTTAAAGATACGATGATTGAAATATTCGGTGGAATAGGCCTACAAAGGCCCGATGTATTGGGGGCGGCTAAGAGGGGTATGGTTGAAAAATATGGAGTGGAATATGCATTTCAAAGTGATGATATTAAAAACAAAATAAAACGAACTAATATTGGCAAGTTTGGTAAAGAAACATATTGGGGCTCCAATGTTTATAATCAAGAAATGTATAATAAGAAAATGGAATCGTTAATTCCGATATTGGAAGAAATGAATTTGATAATGTTATCTGATTATGGTGGTAGTAAAAAAATCGTTGATGGTCATGCCAAGCATATTAAATATGATTTTAAATGTTTAACATGTGACATGACATTCAATTACACTACAGCCAATGGCATTGTTCCAAAATGCCCGAAATGCTATGGAACCGATGGAGGGACGTCATTCATGGAAAGGGAATTTCAAAAATATATAAGAGAATTATTACCAAATATTGAAATATATGAAAATGATAGGACTTTATTAAATGGCAAAGAATTGGATGTGTATATTCCGACTAAAAACTTGGCATTTGAATTCGATGGTTTATACTGGCATTCTGAAACCAAAAAGGATAAAAATTATCATTTAAATAAGACTGAAAAATGTGAGAAAAATGGTGTTAGACTTATTCATATTTTTGAAGACGAATGGGTATATAAGAATGATATAGTAAAAAATAGAATTAAGCATATAGTTGGGATTATGGATAAAAAAATATATGCTAGAAATACCAAAATTAAGGAAATTTCTGCTAAAGAAAAGGGGAAATTTCTAAATCAATTTCATGTTCAAGGCTCTGGAAAATCTAGTATTAAATTGGGAGCTTTTCATAATGATGAACTAGTCGCGGTCATGACATTTGGAAATAATAGAATTGCTCTTGGGAATAAAAACAAAGAAGGTGAATATGAATTAATCCGATTTGCTTCTAAATATTCAATAACTGGTGGCGCCAGCAAATTGCTTTCATATTTTACCAAAAATTATAATCCGTCCAAAATTATAAGTTATTCAGATAGAAGATGGAACACTGGATTGGTGTATGAGCGAATGGGATTTAAAAAAATATCAAATGGGACACCTGGATATTGGTATGTGAAAAATGGCCAAAGATTTCATAGATATAATTTTAGAAAGTCACTATTATCGGAAAAATTAAAGAAATTCAATGATAGTTTAACGGAATGGGAAAATATGCAATTAAATGGCTTTGATCGAATATGGGATTGTGGCAATTTTAAGTATGAAATGAATTTAAAATAAATAAAAATAACGCTTGACTTTGTCATTATTATCTTGTATCTTCAAGTACGAAAAGAAAAGGAATATACATGAATCAAAGTGAACGCAGAACACAATTAGTTATATGGAGCGATAGTTATTATAATCAAAATATCTCAATCGTTCCCGACCATATATTTGACGAAGCACAGGCTTCGTATTTTAAAGATTTTAACGACCCCGAATTACTTTCTACAATTGGTTCTCCAGTTGTAAAATCGTCCGCTTGGGAAAAAGCAACTCACAAAATTCCAATGGGTTCACTCAGTAAAGTATCAACCGAATCGGAATTTTTAAAATGGTATTCTACAGTAACTGGACAAGTTGTTCTGTCCGAAAAGCTCGATGGAATTTCAATTGATTTGGAATATCAAGAAGGTATTTTTATCCGTGGCATCACCAGAGGTGATGGTATTGTGGGTGAAGATATCACAGTCAATGTTAAACAGATGAAGGGATTTATTCCCCAATTGATTAACAATGATACGGTATCAGTTCGTGGTGAGATTGTTATACTTGAAAACGATTTTGATAAAATTGTTGAACTTCAAAAATTACGTGGTGACGATCCAATCAAAAATCCTCGAAATGGGGCAGGCGGAAAAGCCCGTGACCGTGAAGGAATTTACGCTGGATATCTGACAATCAAATGTTATGATACGTCAAATACCGGACCCAAAGATGTGGAATTTAATTGGTTGGAAAGCCAAGGATTTAAGACTCCAAACTGGGGAGTATATTTTAATAGTGGCACTATTCTAGCCGTATATAATGTGTATGAAGAGGACACTCGTGCAAGTCTAGATTATGAAATTGATGGACTTGTATTGGAAATTAACGACCCCAAAATTCGTGAAGAATTGGGATACAAAGACGGGCGTCCAAAGTTTGCAAAGGCATTCAAGTTCGCGAGTCTAAAAGCCAAAACTCAGATTGAAGGTATTGAATGGTCACTCGGCAAGAGTGGAACCATTACCCCAGTTGCATTGTTGAAGCCCGTTCACATGGGCGGTGTGACTGTACAACGTGCAAGTCTGGCTAATCTAGCTCGTTTCGAAGAAATGGGATTGCACATTCATGATGAGGTTGTTGTGTCTAGGCGGGGTGATGTGATTCCATATATTGAATCCATTTCTAGACCTATGAGGGGTGACAAATTCAAAGCACCCGAGCGCTGTCCAACCTGTGACAAACTCGTTATCAAAGATGACAAGTTCCTTAGATGTATCAACCCAACATGTTCGGGAGCAATCATCGGTGGAATTATCAAATGGATTAACAAATCCGATATGTCTGGTGATGGACTTGGGGGATCAACCATTGAAAAATTAGTTGATTTGGGATTTGTGAACACTCCGGCAGACTTATACAAATTGTCGGTAAATGACTTTCTAACATTACCAGGATTCGCTACACGATCGGCAAACAAAATGCACGACATTATTCAGAGCCACAAAACGATTTCATTAGCTGATTTCGTGGGTGGGTTGAACTTGGGACACTTTGGTTCATCATTGACTAAATTATTGATAGATGCGGGATATGATTCACTTGAAAAGCTACAAAATTTAGCAGTATGGGATATCATGGGAGTCCCAGGATTCGGCAAATCACGGGCACAAGATTTTGTTTCAAGCCTATCGAATAAAAAGAGTGTGGTCGATGATTTACTATTATATGTGTCTATAGAGAAGGATGCACCAAAAATGGTTGCAGATTCAAATGGATTAAACGGAATGAGCTTTTGTTTCACAGGTGCTATCCACAAAATCGGTGAAGATGGAAAACGCCTGACTCGTAAAGATATGGAAAAATTGGTATTGATGAACGGAGGAGATACTTCCAATGTCAAGAAAGGACTTACATATCTTGTACAGGCCGACCCCGATAGTGTGAGTTCCAAAACAATCAAAGCTTCAAAATTCGGAGTTGAAATTCTGAGTGAATCTAAATTTTTCGAAATGATTGATTAAGATTTTCAAACAACACCCTACAGAGCCCCATTTATTGGGGCTTTTTTTGCGAAAAGCGAAAATAACGGTTGACTTTGTCGTTTTTATCTTGTATCTTCAGGTATGATAAGAAAAGGAAACAAAATGTATTCAGTTAAAAATGTAAAAACATTTCCAGGTCATGATGACGGATTGGGAATGAATTGTAATTTGTATAAGAACAACAAAAAGGTGGCCACAGTTCACGATGACGCGTGGGGAGGGGCATTTCATTTCAATTGGGTCAATAACACCGAATCGGATATTTTGGATAACTATTTAGAAACATTTCCAAAATATTTCTTTATTGATGAAATGCATACTCATACCCAAGATACATTTGTAGACAAATTGGTCATGAATGTATTGATCGGGAAAGAGGCCAAAGTGGCATTGAGAAAACGATTTATCCTTATTACGGATGAGGGAAACTTCTTACAATTTAAGAAAAATGGTTGTACCCTTGAATCGTTTGGAACGTATATCGACGAATCAAAGCAGTATAATGGTGAAGTTGCAAACCTAATGGATTTCGATAAGTTTTTAGAATTATATAAGGAATATATCAAATGAGAAATGTAAAATTTACTCAAAAAGAATGGGTTGAATTGTACCCATTATATACACATGGCATTAAGGCTACTGGAGATTGGGTAGAAGGTATTCAGTACATTGAAGAAATGTTGACTGATAGACAATACAATTTCCTAATGGGGTTCGCTATGTGGATTGTAGCTGGCGGGGTTGAAGATTTTTATGGTCAGGAAATGGAAGTACGTGCCTTTGGTAGTGGTAACTATATCCAACGATTTCAAGAATACAAGAGTGGGGTATAATATGTCGGTACATAGTGATAGACTTGCACAATTTCTGGATGTATCATACAGTGGTCGTAAACTTTTGAAACACCATAATTTGGATGAATATGGTACGTGGCATGTTAGAGGTGAAGACCCCAATTGCGATATGGGTGGTCCTCATCACATGCCCGATCTTGGGTATTTTAAGGGGACACTTGAAGAAGTCATAAATCGTGCTGTCGACCTTCCGCGATTTTGGTCATGGGGAGGTGGTGGTGATATTTCAAAAGTGGTTGATAATGTAGTAACCACACTTTCGGAGCCGGCCGATGAAATGGAACAATAGGATTAAGTTGAAAATAAACGTCAAAGTTGAAAATAACGCTTGACTTCGTCATTATTTCGTCGTATATTCAGGTATGAAAGAAAAGGATAACCAAATGAGCAAGACTTTAAAAGATTTACAGGCAGAGAAAAGACAATTATTAGTAAAATTCGATAGAATCTGCAGTATGCATTCGGGAGCGGATCATAGGGTTCAGAATATGTTGGTATTAATCAGAGAAAATAAAAGGGCAATCGCCAAAATGGGGGAAACCAAATAATGACTATAGGCAAAGGAATCGCGTTTGGGTCACTATTTTTCTCGGTGGCACTGATTTGCATATTCGCACCGGCCGCGAGCTTCATCGCAATAGTTCTGGGGGTTATTGGGTCCATGTCAATCGCTGAGGCCGATTAATGCCCGAGTTGCTTGTAATAATGGGTGAAGCGATTCTGCTATTCTTATTTTTGGAATAATGATTTATAAACGAGTACAAAGATAAAATTTTAGGGGGGCGTTGGTTACTCACCTACCACAGCCGGCGTCACCCCGCACCATTACAAAAACCCCCTCCTTTCTTATCACCTCTGGGGGTTTTTTCTTTGCCGCATTGCAAAATAACGGTTGACTTTGTCAGTATAATCTTGTATCTTCAGGTATGATAAGAAAAGGAAAACAAATGACAAATTTACCATACACTTTTGATTTATTTTGGGATATCAAAGATACCGAAACACTTACAAGAGAGCTCAATTGGGCTATTGAAAAAGTTGGTGATATGATTGAGGCAATGGAAGGTCATAAAATTGAAATGGCCCCTGACACCATCGAAAAATTGGACAAATTAAAAAAAATATTGGAGATCAAATAATGAGTGAGCGAGAATTCGTTTTAAGAGACGAAACAGGTGATAGGGATACTATTCTATTGATAACCCCAGATACTTGGACATTGAAAGTCGTTCAAGATTACATCAGTGGGTCAGATTATAGTGTATATGAATTTTCATATTGGTCTACTAAAATGGTCAATGATAATACATTGATTATGACAATTGAAGATTGGGAAAATAGGTAAAATGAAATATCTAGTACGACCCCGTGATTTCCACATATACGAATTGGATGAATCCAATGGATGTTATAGATCGTATTCATGTAGAAGTGTAACATATTCAGATGGTACACGACCAAATGCCCAATCACATTTTACATTTGAAAATTTAACGGAAAATTATGATTTTATCAGTATTGATAATTCGGAACTTCCGGCCTATGAAGAAAAGCATCAATTGTATTTGGACTATACATCATGGGCAACAAGATCAGATGGTCATGGTGGTTCAAAGGGTGGCACAATGGGAGAATATTTAAGGCGGAGAAAATGAGAAAAAAATAAAAGCGTCAATCCTATTTTCGTTTATAATGGTGTTACTGCTCCAATATGTCACTAGTGGATTGTTATGGCTATGTTGGGGAGCGGCCCTATTTTTGGGCCAATTGATGATTTGGGAAGAATTATAAAATGAATACTGTAAAGACTGCAAACGGCATTAGGGAAATCGTACCGGTATATTGTGAATGGACTGGAAAACAATTGTGTTGGGCAACCGTACCCGAATGTCCAATAATGGAAGGTGCAACACCGGCGTATCTTAGTTTTAAAGTTGTTGATACCGACGGTAAGGTATTAATGGATTTATCGGATTGTCATACATTCTAAAGCGTTTCATCTAACTACACTTAGGGCTCTCTATTGAGGGCCTTTTTTGTGTCCAATAATAAAACTACTAAAAAACTCATAGGAAAAAAAACATGAAAACGGGCCGTTTTTTAAGTTTATGATATTTATATACGAATAAAGATATTTTAAATTTAAACAAGGAGAATACAGATGGCCGATTTGATTGATGCTTCTGAGATTTTTTTCACCCCATTCGAACCAAAGGTTAAAAACAGATATATAATGTATATCGAAGGAATCCCTGCATATCTTATTAAGACCGCAGCAAGACCTTCAATCACGTTTGAAGAGATTGAATTAAATCATATAAATGTAAAACGATATGTAAAGGGCAAGGGTTCATGGGAACCTTTGGATATTACTCTTTACGATCCAGTAGTTCCATCAGCTGCACAAGCGTGCATGGAATGGGTTCGTTTAGGACATGAATCTGTGACTGGCCGTGATGGTTATTCGGATTTTTACAAAAAAGATATTACCATTAATGTACTAGGACCCGTGGGCGACAAAGTCGAGGAGTGGACGCTAAAGGGAGCGTGGATTACCAATTTCAATGGTAATGATTTAGACTGGGCATCCGGAGCTGACGCGATGGAAATTAGTCTGAGCCTTCGCTACGATTATGCAATTTTACAATACTAGGAGATACTCGTGGAACTAAAAAATAGAAAATTGACTGTAGCCGCGGTAGTATTTGCCGTGGCATCACTCATGCTATGGGGTGGGGCATTAACCGCTGTATTATGGGTGGAATTGGTAAAATGGATTCTAATCACATTTGCCGGTGGTAATGGATTTGAACACGCGGCTAGTGCATATAAAGCTAAAGCTGGAGAATAACAACATTATGGGCACTCGATATCTAATTTGGGTGCCCTTTTTAAAATAATTTAATAAAGGTTTTTAACCAAAAACAAAAACAACGTAAGAAAACAAAGAGGAGTTATTATGAGCGAAGAAATGAAATTTCCGAGTGAAATTGTTTCATTGCCGTCCAAGGGATTTTTCTATCCAGAAGATAGTCCATTGGCCAAAGGTGAATTAGAGATGCGGTATATGACCGCTAAGGATGAAGATATTCTAACATCCCAAAATTTAATAAGAAGGGGGGTGGTTATCGACAAGTTATTAAAGTCCTTAGTAGTTGACAAATCTATTAATTTAGATTCAATGCTTATTGGAGACAAAAATGCATTGATGGTAGCGGCCCGCGTATTAGGATATGGTAAAGATTACGGCTTTGAAGTAGACTGCCCAGCCTGTACCGAACACAATAAGGATAATGTGGATTTAACCCAATTATCCGAAAAATCCGTCAGTTTTGATGGTCTTGAAAAGGGAGTAAATGAATTCTCTTGAACACTTCCAAATTCCAAAGTTGAAGTAAAATTTAAATTGCTCACCCAAAAGGATGAACGTGAAATCGACGAGGAATTGAAGGGTCTTAAGAAAATCTCAAAGGGCTCTGGAGCCGATAGTGATATCACCACACGCCTGAAAAAGGTGTTACTTGAAGTTAATGGAAAATCCGAAAGGTCTTATATTAATGCATTTGTGGATACCAGCTTCCTAGCAGTGGATTCACTACCATTCAGAGAGCATCTAAAGAGTATTACTCCAGATGTGGATATGACATATTACTTTGAATGCTCATCCTGTTCACATGCAGAGGAGGTATCCGTCCCAATGACGGTTCAGTTTTTTTGGCCTTCCTCCAGAGTATAGGGTAACCGTACACGAGGAAATATACACACTTTGTTATCATGGAAACGGTGGGTTCAATCATACCGAGGTATATCACATGCCAGTATGGCTCCGCCGTTTCTATATCAAAATGATACAAAAATCCCTTAAAGAAGAACAGGATGCATACGATGCATCCCAAGGTAAAAATAAGGGAATGGCCCGCGGTCCACAACTGAAAACTTAGGAATTTGATATTTATATGCGGACAATCACATAAACAAAATCACGGAGATGCAAAATGGGAATAATGGATATGCTAGATGATTTCTTATCTTTTTTACTTAGAAATGATAAGAAAGGCGCACAAAAATATATAGAAAATCATCCAGAAATAAAAAAACATAAAAAGGAATTGAAGAAGGCTATAAAAGATGCCAATGACGCGTGGGACAAGGTGGATTTTTCCCAGCTTGAAAATGTTGTTACAAAAAAAGAATTCATGTCTGAGCATTTCAAACGAAAATAAATTAATTAGGATCAACTAAAATGGCTAAACAAAAACCAATCCAAGTCACATCCAAGGAACGCACGGACCTTTTAAAGAAAGAGATTGCCATAAATGACAGGTTGATTGATCAAGCCGAAGAAAAAGTAAAACAAGGTGTAATTCTCAAAGATACTGAAGAGAAAACATTATTACAGTTAAAAAATCAGAATAAGGAAAAAAAGAAACAACTACGAGCTTCCAAATCCCAGGTTGATATTGCTAGTGACCTTTCAAAACGGATGCGGAATCTATCGGAATCTGGACAAGAGGTTGCACGAAATTCGTTAAATTGGTCGGCTACTTTAAAAACCATAAAATTGACAACCGACAAAACTTCCGATTCGGCCGAACTGTTAAACGATTTGTCCAAACAACATGCCCAGCTGGGGCTAACCGTACTTGAAAATCAAGAAAACCTAAATTCCAAAGAGCACGAATCGGTGGATTTATCATCGCATTTAAACGATTTGTATGCTGCTAGAAAACAAGTAAAGAATGATATCAGTCTGGATGATGAAAAAGCTAGAAAACAATATATAAATATAATCGACGCTGAAATCAAAACGGCCGTAGTCCTTGAAAAGCAGGCTAAAATGAAAGATTTGATTATTGATAAAACTGACGAATTAAATGGTAAAATCAGTGATATGCAAAAAAAATGGGATGATGTCAAAGCCAAAGTAGTGTCTATAGTTAAAAACCCAATCACGGCACTCAAGGTGGGAATTCTGGCTATTGGTGTTGGATTGGTGGCCATGGGTAAGAAAATGTTTGAATTTGGAAATGAGACTGGATTTTCTTATACACAATTATCCGAATTCGGACCAGCAGTGATGTTCGCTAAAGATGAAATGAATGCCCTGTTAACTGAAACTGGATCATTGAATGGTGTAACCTATGACACATTAATTGATATGAAATTGTTGTCACTTCAATATGGAGTCTCCGCAGAATCTGCAGCAAAATTATCCACTCAAATAATGGCCGTATCTGGTTTAACCAGAGAGGCGGCGTTGGATAGTCTTAAAATGGTGGGTAGTCTGGCACGAGCCGAAGGTGTTGCTCCAGCGGCAGTGATGGAAGACATAGCCGAAAATTCGGAATTTTTTGCTAGTTTTGCAAAGGCTGGTGGTGATAACTTGACAATGGCCGCTATCGAAGCTAGAAAATTGGGTATTAATTTGGGGACAGTGTCAAAAATATCCGATGGGTTATTGGACTTCGAAAGCTCGATAGAAAAATCAATGGAAGCTTCAGTATTATTGGGTAGGAATATCAATTTGGATAGGGCCCGTGGCTTGGCAATTAACGGTAATGTGGTTGAAATGCAGAGAGAAGTATTATCCCTAGTGGGGAGCCAATCACAATTTGAAAGCATGAATGTTATTCAACGCAGGGCACTCGCTGACGCGATAGGTGTTGGTGTGGATGAACTATCTAAAATGATAGTGAACCAAGAAAATCTTAATAAAAGAACTGATAAACAGATTGCGTCAGATGAAGCTCGTGCCGATATGATTGAAAGTCTTAAAAAGGCTATAATGGCACTGAATGTGGCGATACAACCTTTTGTCACATCATTGGGTGAGAAAGTGATTCCATATTTGGAATGGATGGTTGAAAATTTGGGAACACTTGTTAAATGGACTGGGACATTTGTAGCTCTATGGGCCGCTAAAAAGTTAGCAACTGGTATATGGAATGCCGGTGCTGGAATTTTAAGCATGATGAAAAATGTGAAAACATTGTCGGCCTTGGGACTGAGCAAGGGTATTACAGCGATTAAAAATATGGGTAGTGGTGGATTATCCAAAGACAATGGTGGCCGATTGAGAGATGCTAAGGGCAGATTCGCAAAAGCACCAAAACCAAAAGGCAAGGGTGGACTTGGATTTGTAGAAAAAATGAACCCCAAGAAAATGTTGGCTGGAGCTGCAGCGATGTTAATAATATCCGCGGCATTATTTGTAACTGCTAAAGCATTGATAGAATTTAATAAAGTGGATTGGCCCAGCTTGGGTAAAGCCGCGTTAGCATTGGGTGGATTGGTACTGGCCGTTTTGGCATTGGGGGCTATAATGACTAGTGGAGTTGGAACTGTAGCTATATTGGCCGGAGCTGCCGCGATGGCAATAATGGCCGGAGGATTATTGGTATTGGGATTGGCCATCCAATCAATAGCAACTGGGTTCGCAATGTTGGAACCTACATTGGCAAAATTGGCACCAATGACCGCATCAATTTTAAGTCTGGGAGGAGCTCTTGGAGAATTAGGCTGGGGTATGACAAAACTGGCAGGCGGTGCATTATTACTTACTCCATTCCTACCAGTGTTGGGCAAATTGACTGGACTCACCACAGGTGGAAATGTGAATGTGTCTGGAGACGGAAATATGGTATCACAATCGACTGACATGAAAGAAACAAATGGATTATTAACTAAACTGGTGGATGTTAATTCTAGGTTACTACAACAGAATGAATTATTAATGGGTAAGCTTACAAATAAGGTTGCCGACTTGGGAGTAGCATAATGGGTATATTAGATTTAACAAGTGACCTATCAAAAAATGCGGGGATTAATTTGAGTGTCCACGGTGAAAGGCATGGGGGGACTGAACCCGGTGGTTTGCCAGTACACCCCGATGGACATTCTATATTGGATAACTCGGCCGGCGACAATTTAAGTGAGCACGGTGGCCGTCATGGTGGCACTTCAAATGAAACACCATCACGACCATCGCATTCCCCTAATCATTCTTCATTGGACAATGGGGTTGGCAATTCAAGTAATGCACAAACATTTGATGATGGGCATGGATATACTGTTACTGGAAATAAATATTGGACAAGACCAAATGCCAGTGCATTGGCACAGATGTTAGAATCGGTGGGTGGTACATATACTCCTACTGGAGAAGGTGTACAAACTGGACCAGTAAATTATTTTAGTGGTATAAGTGGTGAGTGGGGTGCCGGAACGTCACCTCTTGGATTCACATTTGGATTCACTGATAAGAATTCGTCTGAGTTGACACGCGGTACTGAACAGGTAATAACATTGCCAACATCCTATCCCAAAACAAGATCAGTATTCAATCACTACACTATTCCAGCCTTTGAGAGCTCTATTTATTACGACGCTGATACAGATATGGCCGCTCCATCACACAATCCAGGTACTATCATCACACGGCAAATGGGTAGAACTACTCCACCTCCAGGATTATCGGCAACACACGCGGCTATTAACACATCATTTCCAGAGGGCCAACCTACATTTCATATTTCAAAACAACATGGCTTTACTGGGGAATATGGGGTGCAAGATAGAGAATCTGGAACATACATATTAAATACTCCAGAAACTGTTCCGTCCGCCCCATTATTATTTGCAGGACTTTTTGGATTAAATAAGGGGAGTAGGTTTTCAGACTTGGCAGACCCCGCACAATTGAAATACCCATCTGCTGATATATTTGGAACATCGTATTCAGAAATGACTTCATTGGGCTCCAATATAACAATTCCTGAGACATCATTGGATAAATTTCAACAATATACTGGAGAGGACACGTTTACTAATTATTTTGCAAGAAGATCACGATATGACAAAACTACATTTGACACCCTATCCATAGGGAATTATTCATCAGAATTTCAACTTGGTAAGGCCAAAGAAAATTCGCCAGAGTTTGATAACGAGGGGTTCAAAAAATCGCTGGCGTATGCTGGAAAAAATAGAGAAGGGGATGGCCAACTTGGATGGGAAACTTCAATCTCCACAATTACAAAGGGACCCAAATCCAATCTGGCCAAATTGCACAAAGATGGTACGGATAATGTGGATAGTCTTGAAGATTATTATGGTCGGGGATTCAAAAAGGATAACAACCTTGCATATAGAAATGACAATGTGATTGGATTCGATCAACCCTATTTCCTTAAAGAAATTGGGGATAGATGGGGAATAGATGCCATGGGCGATACCGATATCGGTGTTGTTAGGGGTGGTTTGAACACCGCTATAGCAAGAACTATTGCCGATGAAATAAGAATTGCAAAATTTATTCTTACTCCAAAGGGAATTGTGTTTGCATTAAAACAGGCTGTATTTCAGAGATTTAATACGAGAGCCGAAACTAGATTGTGGAATCCGATTTCACTATTTACTTCAGTGATTCCGGCTATACATGGCCAACGGCATGTGGATCAAACTAGACCACAATTTGCACCAACCGCTCCAGCGGATATTTTAAAAGACCCCGCAAAATGATTTAAACAAAAAGCGGAAGGTGTGTTGAATACAGGACCCGCCCAAGATTCTGGTATTGATACGGCTAAAACGTCATTGGAACATTATTTTGCAAAAGAGAGGGCTATATTGGATTATGAAGTTAATCCTTTGGCGGCCGAAATTGATAAATTTCTAGGTATTCCAAGTGAAATGAGCCGTGAAATTGATAGGGTTCGCCAAATATCCACTGGTGAAAAGAGCAAGACTCAGTTCGGCCCTTTTGCTGGAAATTGGAAAGGGGACCCACTCAATCAAGTTGTTGCAGATGTTGGTGACCCTGGAGCACATGGGGAACTTAAAGAAATTGAAAATCTGGGGTATATCAAATCAAATCTGGGTGATAACAATATAGTAACTTCAAACTTGGACAGGGTCAACGCATTGCCTTATGGACTTGTTGGTGGTTTGGAACCCGGATCAGAGGGCACCAATGGATTGGGGAAAGTTACGGATTTCATTCCATTTAAATTCAAAGATGCTGTTAATAATAAATGAATTATTTTCAGAGCTATATTGTCAGGGATATCCGATAGTGTATCTCCAGAATGGTCAGAAGAGCGGTATATTGGCCGACCAGATAAGGTTTATACATATACTGGAGTGGATAGGGAAATTAGCTTCAATTTTAATATATATCCAAAGACAAAACAGGAACTGCCTATCTTGTGGGAAAAAATGAATTATTTAGTTGGGATGTGTTATCCTAGCTGGAAAACATTCACTAATACTAATTCACAACGTATGATATCACCATTTGCCGAATTAACAATAGGCAATTTATGGAAGAATGCTCCTGGATTTCTAACTAGTTTGTCTATTACAGTGGAAGATAATACCACATGGGAAATGGATGAGCATTTTCAATTGCCCAAGCATTTGAGTGTTAGTGTTGGGTATAAATACATTGGGAAATATAATCCCGATCAACTTGGCAAACATTATGAATTGGATTGGTTGGATTTACAACACCAAAAAGATAATATCAATGGAGACCCAGATAAAGGAATTGCTCCAAAAGCAGCATTCGGTGGTTATCCTGATAGAAATACGGATGCATTGGATTTGAGGGGTTTATTTGATGCTCTAGGTCAAGCTGGTAATGGCGATTAATTGGGAGAATTAAAAAATGGGTAGATATTCATATACAGGTATAAAAAATAGTAGTACTGGGGCCCGAGCGTTCAAGACTACATTATACCCAAAAATAGATATATTAGATAGTGACATTTTTACAATTTCAAAAAAGGGTGATCGTCTTGATATGTTGGCATATAAATATTATGGTGACACATCGTTATGGTGGATTATAGCACTTGCAAATGATATTGATGACGCAACATTTGTTTTGAAATCGTCCATTGAATTGAGAATACCCACAGATACCAGTAAAATAATATCCGATATGGAAAGTCTAAATAAAGAGTAATAATAATGATTAATTTACAACCAATACACGAGAAAATTCGTCGGGAATTGCATAAGAGGGAAAAACTCTTAAACAGGGATGGCATCCTATTTGAAGGTCCCCAAACCGATGGTACTGGTAAAAAGAAAGCTGACGCCAACAACATTTTTGCCAAATCTACTTGGATCAGAATGATGTCTCCCGGTTTAAAATATGACAAAGAATTGTCTCCAGAGGAAAATAAAAAGCTGGGTAACACCAAGGATGTTGTTTCTATAGGCGGTGGATTATTAAAAGAAGATGGCTCCATGTATTTTGGATATGATGATATGTATAATTCTCCTAGAAATACTGGAGAAAATTCCTATAGACCTGTTCCAGGAATAAAAAATATTAGTGTTGAATATAAGGATGCGATGGTGGCATTAAGGCGTGCCACCATAACTTGAAAAGTATGGTCTTTTGAGGACTTGGAAAAGCTTCAATCATTTTTTATGAAATCCGGCAAATCGGTTATTTTGGAATGGGGGTATTCTTATGAGAAAAATGATATCAATTTGATGGATATTAAAGACTTGAATTATAAAACTATATATAAGCGATTTATTGAAAAGGCGTTCAATTCTGGAGGAACTTATGATGGAATGATGGGCGTTATTACAACTTGGGAATGGTCTGTTGCCGATGACGGGTCTATAGATTGCACCACTAATATATCCAGTATGGGTCTGGATATATTAAAACAGCAAACTACTCCAGTCGACGATATTAACATATCCCAAACCACAAAATCTTCAGCGTCAAGTACCGAAGATCAGAAACAAACAGTCCCCACAATGACATTTAATAAATTTTTGGAAGATATTCATGATAAATTAACTTTTCAAATAGCCGACGCATCCCAATCAGGCAATCCAATATCAAATGTGGCTTTTCTGGATGGCAAATTGTATATGTCATGGGGATGAATTGAAGATAATATATTAAGTAGGTATTTGGGCAAAGTTAATGGTAAGGGTGAAATTTTAAATTCTATAAGAAGTATTGAACCAGTTTTGGATGATGCCGGCAATCATCTTGGGTTGAATCAAATTAAAGATTTGGAATCAAAATATAGCGGATTGGAATTAGCCAAAGTGCAAAAAATAAAAAGTGGATTAAATAACGAAAACGGACCACCCGCATATATTTCAAGTGAAATGTCAAATCACACATCATTGTTATCTCCAAATTATAGCTTTTTTATATTACCTGGGCAATTTAAAAAAACTGATAGGGATTTATTTGATTCAAATGCACGACCTGTTCATCCAATATTGGTAGCATTTGATAAGGAAAAATCGAAATTTTCCAAATTCGAATCCCGCAAAGGTGTGGGATCACAGAGTAGTAATGTTACATACGGGTACATGAGAAATATAGTATTTAATTGGAACTATTTGGTGGAAAATGTATGGAAGGATTCCGATAATATAAAAACTGCTATGGATAGGTTGTTTCAACACATGAATGAAAATGTGGGAATCTGAGATTTAAAAATCATAGCTTCTCCAGATAACCCATCCCAGTTGAAAATAGTTGATATGAATACTGTGAAATATAATATTTCGGATTTGCTTAAAAAGGATAATAGTAGTAAATTATCGTCGGATTGGAATGATGCCCTTGGCCTGTTATTTAAATTCAATACATTGTCCAAAGATAGTATAGTATCTGGTCACAGTTTAACGTGTAAAATTCCAGACGCAATGGCCATGGCGACGATGTACTCAAATTCCACAACTACTATATCTCCGGCCACCGCAGGCGGATCAAAGGCTATCGCGATAGGGTCGTCTGATAATGATGTAAAAGATGGAATAATGGATAATATTTCACCGGGATATATATGGGATAAATTCGGGAATTCTACGGGAATGACCAATGACGATATCAATTTAACCGGTGGGTTTACAATAGATGTAACGCCCCAATCTGATTCATCTCAAGGAATTACAACGAATACTCCGGCAGAAATAAAATCCGCTACCATATCTTCAATGAAATTTAATGCCGATCAATATTTGGCATTTAAAGATGGGGATATTGGAACCGATGGGACAATATATAATACATACGGGGATTCGATTGGAAAAATGAGGAATCCAAAAACTTTATTTTATCTGGATATTATGAAATATCTAATAGGTCATGACCCCAAATATTCCACAATGTACAATCAGGCTCCCCTAATTCCGATTGAAATTTCATTGACAATGGATGGTATTTCTGGGATATTTCCCGGTAATTGTTTTCAAAATGATTACATGCCCAAACAGTACAATGAAATTTCAGTATTCCAAGTATTTACATCAACTCAAGAATTGGATAGTTCTGGGTGAAAAACCACCATAGGCGGGAAGCTTAGAGTGGACATGTCAAAACTCGCCCCAGATTATGTGGAAGCTTCTATAAAAGAAATGGAACAAAAAATACAAGATGATCTGGCACTGGCCGAAAAACAAGAAAAGGTCCGACTGGCCGAAGCTGAACGAGAGTTCATTGAAGGTCAAAATAATGCAGGTAATTTATAATGAAAACTATTAATGAAATAAAAGAAAAATTGAATATGAAATTGACAGGGTTCACCACATCAACCAATGAATTTACTTATGAAAATGGTACATGGGTCAGACCCGATATTTCATATTCCATATACTACACTAAGGATAAGGAAGAGCACTACATTTCAGAAACGGTTATTCCTGAGAAAATGATTAGGGTTAAGGGGAGCTCCGCATTTGCACAATATAGTGAGTCCAAAAATGGAAATATGGAATCCACTAAATTCGTAAATTCGTATATGCCAAAAGTTAAAAAACCCGATATTAAGAGGGGGTACATGATTAGATACTTTGTGCAACCAAAAAACCAACCTCACGTGGATTTAACCGAAATCAATAAATCTGGGTTCAATGGTGATTTAACCTACTATAAGAAACGCAAAATAAATTGGAAAATTGTTGGTGCAAAGAACACTGTAATAGGGGAAAATAAACGAGCTCTAAAATACCTGAATAAACAATATCCAGATACATTTATCAGTATGGGCCCACTAGAATTTTGACAGGGGACTTCAAGTAAAAAGGAAGAAATCGAAAAAAAACTGGGGCTTTAGGAAATACGCTGATACTTATAATAAAGGTTGCGTAAATGGTTATAGAAACAATATCACAATTAGAATATTTTATGGCACAATGGGGTTCCCATGAGTGGATCGTCGTGCCTATATTATCCGATACAAAACAACACCCTTTGCAGAATCAACTATGTACTTTGTATATTAAAATAGTTGGTGACAACGAGGACGCTATCCTGGCGTTCGATCATACGGAATCATTGAACCTCCCCTATGAGGCTTTGGCCACATTGGAAACTGGTCAGCGTAAATATGTATATGATAAAAAGGAATTGAACCACATCTATAAATTCGAGAATGTGGTGGATGTCAATGTGGCATATTATTTGACTACTAACAAACCTTTGCTTGTGGATAAAATTACCACTCCAGCACATCAGTTTTTTCACGTAAGGCATTACAGAAAATCCAATCTCAATTCAATAATCCCAATCCTGAAGCACTTGGAATATTGCCGGAAATTGGCGGCCGAGCTGGAGCTGTGGACATTCATCCCAATCAATGAATTGTATAATGATGAATACATAGAAAATATGGGGTACATAGAAACCGCGGGGCTCAGGACTACGGATAGCATGGCATACTCAAATTACAATATGTTTACCAGTACAGGTCGACCATCCAATGCTTGGGGTGGTACTAATTATGCGGCACTAAATAAGTCTGATGAGACTAGAAAAAAATATGTTAGTAGGCATGGTAAAAATGGATATTTGATTGAATTCGACTTCAGCGGGAATCACTTGTATATTATTGCCGATTTGATAGGGTTTAAATTTCCAGAATCACCCCACGCGTATTTGGGTAAAATATACTATGGCGCCACCGACCTAACCCCAGAGCAATATAAAGAGGGCAAGGGTATCACATTTCAATTATTGTATGGTGGAATTGACAAAGAGTTCGAAAAAATCGACTTTTTTAAACAAGTTAATATGTATATATGGAAGCTGTGGGCAGAGTACAAGATGGGCAATGTAGTGTCACCTGTGAGCGGAAAAACGATATATAAGAATAATCTAAAAAACATGAATCCGCAAAAGTTATTCAATTATATGTTACAATTGTTGGAGTTCGAAGATGTTCACAAATACTTGAATCAAATTAAAATTTTGTTGGATAGATCGAAAACTAGGATTATACTTTACACTTATGATTCACTACTTTTCGATTTTAATGCGACTGACGGTAAGGAATTACTGATTGACATTAAAAATGTGCTGGAAAGCTACGGGAAATTGGTTACGACGGATATGGGTGTAAATTATTTTGAAATGAAAAACATAGATAATTATTTTGTGTAATATTTATAGACGAACAAAAATGGAGAAAATATAATGAGTTTTGACTACAATCCAGAAGAATATTTAGATGCT